TCCAAGGACAAGATCAAGGAGGACTGCATCCGCCCGATCTACAAGGAGGACAGCCTCTACGCTCCTCGCGTCATCCTGGCGAAGGAGACGTCGGTCGACGACATTCTGGACTCTATTGTTCGGGCCCTGGATGACTACGATGGCGCCGGTAACCCCACATGGTTCGCCGATCCCCGACTCGTCACCGAGATGCTCCTTCTGAAGGACAAGATGGGCCACCGCCAGTTCCGCACCCTTGCTGAGCTGGCCGACTACATCGGCGTCTCTAAGATTGTCAAGGTTCCGCTGATGAAGGGTCTGAAGCGCACCTCTACCAAGAATGGTGAGCTCGAGGCTCTGGGTATTATCGTCAATATGTCCGATTACACCATTGGTGCGGACAAGGGTGGTCAGCTCTTCGCGGCTGAGGACTTCGACATCAGCTTCAACCAGTACCATTACCTCCTGGAGACTCGTCTCTCCGGGGCGCTGACGAAGCCCAAGTCGGCTGTTGTCGTCGAGCGCAAGGTTGAGTCTGGTAACGTCGTCGCGGAGCCGTGATAGATGGCCAAATTCTTCGGTGAGATAGGATTTGTAACTCAGGTCCAGACCGAGCCGGGAATTTGGGAAGACAAACCAATCGAGAAGCAGTACTATGGTGATGTGTTTCGTGAAGCACGACGTTATGGTAGCAGCGACGAGATTCTGGGGAGTATCAACCTCAGCAATCAGATCAGCATTATCGCTGATGGGTTCTTAACAGATAATATCCAGAACCTCAAGTACGTACGCTGGATGGGGGGACTTTGGAAGATCTCCTATGTGGAGCTGAAGTTCCCCCGTCTGGTTCTCGAGTTGACGGGGGTGTATAATGGACCGACGGCTAGCTCTCCATGAGAAGCTGGTCGAGATCCTCGGGTCGGACAAGGTCTATTACCAGCCACTCCCGTCGCTTAAGCTCTCGTATCCGTGCATCGTATACGAGCGGCATCCGGGTGATCCGATGTACGCGGACAACATCAAGTATATCAAAGCGAACCGGTTCCAGGTTACTCTGATTGCCCGGCATCCCGAGGACCCGACACGAATGAAGATCGAGGACCTTTTGTTCAGCCGCCATGAGTCTCGACTCGTAGCGGACAACCTATATCACGACATCTTCGACGTCTACTATTAGGAGATAAAATGGCAGCTCTCACTTGGGATAAGACCGGTGAGCGCCGTATTGAGACTGGTGTCGACCACTGCGCACTCTATGTGTACGACCCGGCCCAGAAGATGTACGGCAAGGGCGTTGCTTGGAATGGTATCACCGCCATCTCTGAGAAGCCCGAGGGCGCCGAGGCTACTGACCTCTACGCCGACAACATTCTGTACCTCTCCATGCTCTCGGCCGAGAAGCTGAAGGCCACAATTGAGGCCTACACCTACCCCGATGAGTTTGAGAAGTGCGACGGCTCTGCTGAGCTCACCAAGGGCGTCAAGATCGGTCAGCAGGACCGACTCGCCTTTGGCCTCGTCTACCGAACCAAGATTGGTGACGACGTGGCAGGCCAGGACAAGGGCTACAAGCTCCACATCCTGTACGGCTGCAAGGCCTCTCCTTCCGAGAAGGGGTACAAGACCGTCAACGACTCTCCCGAGGCGATCTCCTTCTCTTGGGAGCTGTCCACCACCCCTGTCACAGTGAGCGGTGCTAAGCCGACCTCCCTGCTGACCATCTCGTCTCTCGACGTCGATGCCGGTAAGCTGAAGGCCCTCGAGGCCAAGCTGTTCGGTTCTGACGGTGGAGCCCAGGGCGGTGGCGCTGCTACCGAGCCCAAGCTCCTCCTGCCGGACGAGATCAAGGCTCACTTCGCAGGCTGATATACCACACCGGGGGCTCAGAGACCTAGACTCCTGGGCCCTCGGTGCCTGCAATGCTTATAGTTTCTATCCCGGATCTCGACGGGTTCGACGAGGAGACAGGTACATTTGTCTCCATGCCTGGCGGAGTCCTGCACCTGGAGCACAACCTGGTCGCGCTGTCAAAATGGGAGTCAATTACCCATAAACACCTCATTGGTAACGACAAAGTCACCGCTGAGGAGATGGCCCTCTACATCAAGTGCATGATCACTGATGAAGAATACGACCCGTCGCTCCTGGATAGGATCCCCCCATCTGAGGTTGAGCGTATCAGCGCCTATATGGCAGATACGATGACCGCAACCACCATCCGTGAGCCGGGTGGGGAATCTGGATCTGGTGAGTATACCTCATCCGAGCTCATCTACTATTGGATGATCGCTTGCCAGATCCCCTTCGAGTGTGAGACATGGCACATCAACCGACTACTCACACTCATTCGGGTCTGCAACCAAAAGAATCAGCCCGATAAGAAGATGTCCCAGTCCGAGATTATGGAACGGAACAGGGAACTCAACAGGGCCAGGCGAGCGAAGCTTGGCTCGAAGGGATAACAATGATCAGTCACGAAGACATTCCCGAGGAGGCGCTTGCTCCGCAGGCCCACATCGGCACTGATCCTATGGAAGACAAGGAGATTCACGTCTCCCAGACTACCGAGGTGATGAAGTGAGCGTCGCAGACAACGTACTCTCTCGCGCCGCAGCGAGGATTGGTTACTATGCACCAGACGACCCTCAGCCCGGATCCGAAGCTGGCCGATACTGGGCAGCTCGAACTGGTCAGCAGTGGCTTGCTGGACCGTCCGACTCTGTTTGGTGGTGTATGCTCTTCGTCAGCATGTGTCTGGACGAGTGCGGGCAGATTGACGCTATTGGAGGATTCTCCTTTAACACTGACTACACCGTCAACAAGGTACGCCAGCACCCTGACGCTTACTTCGTATCAGTTTACGACGCCCAGCCCGGAGATGTCGTCATCTACAACTGGGACGGCGGCGGAACGGATCACGTGGGATTCGTCGAGAAGAATCTCGGAGGCGGTACGATCCAGACTATCGAGGGCAACACGTCCTCTGGTAGCTATGGCTCGCAGTCTGCTGGCAACGGTGTTTGGCGCCGGGTCCGCAGCGAGTCGATCGCCTATGTGATTCGTCCCGCTTACACCGACGCTCCCGGAAGCTCTGCTCCCGCTGGCCCTGCTGACATCCGCGCTCTGCAGCGCGCCGTTCGGGCTAACCCCGACAATGTTGCCGGTCCGAACACCCGCTCTCGCTGCTACGCTCTGGCTGCGGCTTCGAACTGGGGCGGGAAGACCTTCCCCTTCGGCGTGGCCTTCACGCAGTCCGTGGTTGGTACTGAGCAGGATGGGGTCTGGGGCGAGGCTTCTGAGGAAGCTCATGACGCAACGGTTGAGGCCGTCCAGGCCGCGATCGGAGCTGAGGTCGATGGCGTTTATGGCGCTGAGACCAACACTAAGGTGAACGCAATGCTCGACCGAGCTGAGCAGCCGTAGGAGGCTCAAAATGGCAGCACCATACTGCACAGTTACTGGTACTATTCCGGGTGGTGAGAACGGTAAGGCCACAGTCCGAATCACCCCAGATGTTGACGGGGCCACCGCGACGCTCAACGGTACCGAGGTCTCTATGCGTGAGTACCTCATCACCACCGATCAGGCCGGATCCATCCGAGTCGAGATCCTTGCTCCTGGCGCGGGTGTTAACCCCGGTGGAAATTGGACTCACACTGTCGAGATCAAGACTCCCACTGGAGTCTCGACCAAGCATATCTCTCTTATCCAGGGCGAGACAATCGACATTGTGTCTGCAGCACCGGTTCGAAAGATTGCTCCAGACATCTTCTTTGGACCTGCTTCCCGTCCGCTTCCACTTCTGTCTGGAGGTAGTGGCGGTAGCGCCGGTCTATCTACTGTTCTCGGCTCTCTTCCGCTTCAGCCCGGTCGAGTGGTTCCGACGGTTGGTTTCTTCGGGGATTCATGGTCTACTGAGGCCATGATGGGTCCCGGATTCAACCTTCCTGCCGCTGCTTCCCGGCTCCTTGGATGTGTTCCTATGGTTAGCGCCGTGGATGGTAGTGGGTTCGCTCACTCAAAGGAGGGGAACCTCAGCTTCGAGGTCGACTCTCGAGTCAACGCCGTGTGCGCATCGGTTCCTAACCTGATCGTCACTGTTGGATCTCTCAACAGCGATAAGGTCGTGGAGAACGGCGACACGAACGGTTCTAAGATTACGGAGGCTGTTCGGAACTTCGTCACGAAGGTTCGCACTAAGCTCCCCAATGTTCCGATCATCATGGTTGGTCCAGAGCCCTCCTCCGTGAGCCGACTCCAGTCTCGTGATGCCCACGTCAACGTAAAGGCCCAAAAGGCCGGTGTCGAGGCTGCCGGTGGTGTGGCTAACGGTGTCGTATTCATCGACTGGTTGGGTATCGCCGACAAGCAGGCCGTCCCCTTCCGTGAGGGTCGAGAGAATGCCGAGGGCGATGTCGTTGTCTACGGTGGTGTCGCTTACCGAGTGACCAAGGCCTGGACTGCTGGTTCTGGCGAGACCCCGCTTACTCCCGGGGCTCCCACTGTTCAGGTTTCTGACGTTCTGTCTGGAACTGGTAACGAGGCTAACAAGCAGAATGACGGGACTCGTGACATTCTGCTGATGTCTGATGACACTCACCCCACTAAGGCTGGATCTACTGCGTTCGGTTCGGCGCTGGCTATCCGAATCTCGGAAGGGTACAAGGCAATCGAGGGTTGGGCCCAGTCTAAGGGACCGGTGCTTCCTGCCACTAAGGTAGTGACACCCGCGCCTGGACCAGCTCAGCCTCCAGCACCTAACCCCGGTGGTACTCCTACACCTCCCCCGGCTCAACCTAAGCCTGCCGGTCTTCCGATTATGGCCTGGCTTCCTGGAGGATGGGGGAAGACTGGACGAATCGCCTACAGCCTCGAGGAGCTTAAGGCAGTCGCCGCCCTCAAGCCCGACCAGATCGCACTTCCGATCCAGTCTACGGCTGACACGAATGACTCTGCAGTGGCCATTCCGCAGAACTACGCTTCCGGGAAGGAGTTCTCGCAGTCAGGCCTCCAGACGATCCGTAATGCCGGTGTGAACGTCGCCGGTATGATCGAGGCTCTGGATACTCTGGAGGCGCAGAACATCGCGGTCCTTCCGAACATTCGGAATGGTATCGTGGATAACTCGGCTCAGTGGTACCGGTCTTCTGACGGAAAGCTTATCCCCATCCTGCTCAAGCGGACCGGTAAGCTGTACTTCGCGATCCACTACCGCGGGCAGAACAAGCTGCGTGAGATCATGAAGACCGACTATGCTGGTCTGAAGCGAGTCTCGGACAACACGGATGGCGCTGCTGACTGGCAGGTCTCGTCGGTTAAGGATGCGCAGCTTGGCGTCCTCCCGGCTAGCACCGGCGCAAGTGCCTGGCAGGCGGCTAAGACCGCATTCCCTGAGGGTGTGTGGGTCCTGGTCGCCAACAAGGATGAGCAGGCTACTGCTGAGGCCGCTGCAAAGACTGCCGGTGTCACCATCGTCGGATGGGCCGTTCCCAATGCTGAGGCTTTCGCTAAGCTGAAGGCCTGATTCTAGGAGAATCATGATTACGATCGAGAGCCAGGGAGACTGGAAACTCACCAGGAATTGGTTTGACAGAATGACGAAGTTAGACCTGG